TTTTCTAATTGAGCTCTAATCTTAGAAACATTGATGCCTGTTTTGATAATTCTAATATCAGCCAAAGAAACCCTCCAACGAATTTCTCTTTTCAGTTGACCATTCCATACAATCTAAAACAACTTTGATTGGCTCAAGGAATGATTTGTCAAACTGTGTATCATAATCAATATAGCTTTGAAGACCAAACTCAGGAGGCAATCGACCAGGATAACTGATTACCATATCTTTGAATGGGTTTGGTTGTTTCAAATAAGTAAACTTTAATTTCTCACCATCTTGAATCTTAGGATATTTCTTTTCAAGTCCCAATTGTTTTAGATGGTGATTATAAAGAATAGCACCTTTCACATGGATTGGTGTGCCTTTCTTATACATTGTAACCGAATCAGAATACTCTTTAAGACCATTCAGACCTCGTGGGAAAGAAATGTCTTCAACAGGTAAGTTTTTAAACTCGGTTCTAAAGTCATCAATAAAAGTGTGAATGTCATCTTCGGTGCCTTGCAACATAATTCGTATAGACTGTCTCATCTTTTCACGAATAGCACTTGGTGTTGATGACTTCACCATTTCAAGACCCATCACTTTCATTTGAGGTTCATTATATTGGACACCTTCGTTGTTATACACATTAAGAATATAACGCTTCTTGGCAGTCCAGATACCTTTATCTGAAAGTGCTTCTCGTTTCATTTGCATCTTTTGTTCATATGCATGGACATACGAAGCAAGTGCCTGATAACTCTCGTCAATGTAAGGTTGTATTTTATCTTCGCAGACCTTGTCCATGAATCCGATGATTTCAGAAGTGCTGTTCTTTTTTGAATACACCCTATCAACAAGTGGACCAAGACGGAGATAAATCGAATCTGTATCTGAGGCGATAACATAATCTTCTTCCGTTTTCAATAATTTGTTCATGTATTGGTTGAGTTTCTTTTCAATCCAACGGATGGATAATTGACCAGCAAGTGTGACTGCCAATGCCATTCTTAAATCATAGAATCGGAAGTATTGCGAACCTAATGCACCGTAAGCGGAGTTTAGAGAAACTTTCTTTGCGAGTTGAAGGTTATCATATCTAGCAATACGGTTTTTAATTTCGTATTTTTTAGATTCATCTTTTTCATCTTCATACTCTTGTTTCGCCTTCAACATTAATTTTTTAAACTTTTTGCGGTCTTCATACATTTCTTCCAACATTTGTGGTAAGAAACCACGCTTGTCTGTTCTAAAGAACTGAGCGTTTGGTGTAATCGTTGCACCTTGAAGTTTTGATAAATCAACTTCTTGTTCCAACATTTTATCAACAGAAACATTTTGCATAATAATGCTTCGCATTTCTGGAGTATAATTTTGTGGTTCAATTAATGTTTCTGGTGAAATATTATATTGCATCATTAAGTGTGGGTATAGACTGTTAAGGTCGAATGATGCTACCCAATCGTGCTTGCCAACTTGTGGGTCTTTAACATAGGCGCCTTCAAATGCCGATGTTTTATCTTTCACAACTTTTGGTGGCACAACAATCTTTTTCTCAAGTAAGTAATTGTAGATGATTGAATCCCACATTCTTGTTTGAGCAAAGATGTCTTCATAGTTTGTTTTGGTGTCATAAGCCAAAGTCAAACCAAGTTCAATAAGTTTAAGTTTATTTTCGAGTTTGAATACTAACTCCACATCCTTAATGTTATATTCAATAAACTTTTGAAAGTTTAATCGATATAGTTGATGTAGGTTATCATACTCATCATATGACAATTTGTTTTCGCCAAGTTCTACATTAGCGATGTTATCAAGTTTATATGATTCTTGTGATTTACCACCTGGCGCATACCATCTGTATAATTCGATATAATCTAAGAATGATACACCAACAAAATCATAAGCAATCATTTCACGGTTATTCACAACAGCTTTGCGACTGTTAATGAAACCCCATGGTGATAACTTTTTGGTTTCATCTTCACCTAGAATCTTATTGAACCTATTAAACAGATATGGCACATCAAAGAACTTGATATTCCAACCAGACAAAACATCGGGAGTTTTATCTGACCAAAATTGTAAGAATTTTTTACATAGTTGAGTTTCATCATTACACTTGATATACTTCTCATCACCTTGAACAACATAATCACCACAACCAAACACGACCATAGGGCCGTTTAGATATTTGATGGCAATAGCCGTAATCGGTTCGTTTGCAAGGTATGGGTCAGGAAATCCATTCTCTGAACCAACCTCAATATCAATTACTGCAATTGAAATGTCATCGATGTTCCAATCAACCATGCCTTTTTGTTCATCAGCAATAAAAGCATATTGATAGTTTGTATTTCCATAGATTTTAAAGTTTGAAACCTCATCATAACGCTTAACGAAATCTCTCGTTTCACGGATAGATTCAAACCTCATAGGCTCAAGAAAATCACCATCAAGTGTTTTAAACTCGGTAGGTTTTTTGGAAGGCAAAAACAAAGTAGGCGTGTAAGCTATCTTTAACTTAACACGCCTGCCATCTTTAATGCCTCGATAAAGGATGTTGTTGCCAATTGAGGCAACATTTGTGTAGTATTTACTCATTCATGGATTATATCAGACTTTTGGAACAACAGAGGCAATTTGTATGCCACTACCAAACATTTCATTATATTTGTTTTCCAATTCTCTCTGTGGGGTAGTAATACAGAGAACATCTTCCATAGACACTTTAATACCAGGTGTTTTGAATTCTTCAGAAAACTCCAAGAACGGTGCAAATCCCATCATTGGGCCATCTTTTGTTGGTTGAACGATAACTTGAACTGGTTGTTTCATTACCACTTCATTATCTTTTGTGCAATCAACCTCTGCGAGAATCGTATGATTCGTTTTGAAGGTCACGAGCTTTATTGTCATAATGTTTAATCTCTAAAATTGAATTGATTGGTTGAGCGTTAGAAAACTCAACCGCTTCTTTTAATGATTCAAACTCCCTAAAAGATACGGAAGTTGAACCTGTCATATAGTATGATACTCTATACATTCACTTCTGTTCCTGCCGGCAAAACGCCGATTGTGAGCCAACGCTTTGGAAAAAGCATTTCTCTGCCACGAAATTCGTTCATATCCCTTGTTGGGTCTGGAACCCAGCCAATAACTTCAACTTGGTTATCAAACTCACGAAGGTACAAATCATATCTATCTGCTTTAGGCATCTTGTATTCGATAGCAAGTTTCTTAGCGATTTCACGAGTGTTCATTCTTTTCTTTCCTTAAAGTCATAGAAAAAATCATTATTGTTCCTTGCGGAATGTTTATTATATTTTTCTACTGAATACAGCTTTGTTGCTATTTTAAAATCTGGCATTTTAAATTCAGGTACTGTCAGAGAAGCATCATAGAATAATGTTTTATTATTTGGTTGGGCAGCAAACTGTCCGTTATCCAACTTAATAAAATTATAACTCTTATGTTCTTCTACTGTTTCAGAAAATCCTGTATTCAAATAGCCAGGGTCGTTTTGGCAAAAATCTACGGTGAACATGTATTCACCAAAGTGCCACTTTCTATCTTTGTCCAAGAACTTACACTTTAACATGCGTAAATTATCTTTTTCAATGACAGTAATATTATAACTCAAACAGTCCCATATTTGCAAGTAATCCAAAGGCAAAGTTGCATTTTTTAGGTCTGTTTGCCGTGATACAAAAGCATGTAGTGGTAGTTTATCATACAATGCACCATAATTAGGCAGTAGTGCTTCAATACGAAACGCTTGCCCTTTGATACATTTCACGGTCAACCAAATACATGGTTCATATTCGCCATGACCTTTTTCAAAGTCATAGAGAAATTCTTTCTTAACAAAACATTGGACTGGAGGTAAGTTGTGAACAAGAAAGGCCATACTTACACATAACTAGTTAGGTCTGGAGGTGTCCAACCCTCAGGTTTCAAAACTTTACCATCTTCTCTTTTCAAAACTTTGCCTGTTGCTCGGTCAATCTTGGCTAAATTGGAACGAGCGACTTCATTCCAAGCCGGTTCAACCTTATAACCTTTCATATGACAATAACCTAGGATAACCCAAATCATATCCATACAAGCATCAAGTTGTTCTACATCATCTTTTTCTCGGTGTGCCACACGAAACTCATCAAATTCTTCTTTGATTAATCTGTAATACAATTCTGCATTTTCATTCGATGGATTCTGGTCGCAAGCAACCTGAAAAACTTTAACATCTAAACTCATTGTCATAATTAAGCCTTCCTTGTCAATTCTGATTGATAAGTTCTTTGTCTCAATTCGGAAGAACTAAACCGATGTGTGCGAGAATTGTAATATGTTTTAATACCACGAGCATCACAAATCTCACGGCCTGTTAAAGGTTTATCTTTATATTCTTCACCACAAATACGAACAGTAATTGGCAAGAACATCAATAAATCTTCTAGGTCTTTTTCGGTATCATAGACAATGATTTCATCTACGAATTTTACGGCAGATAGTTGAACATATCTTTCAACTACTGATTGGACTGGTTTGTTTTTGGTGTTTGGTCGGTCGATGGTTGGGTCTGATTGTAGACCAACGATTAAGTGGTCACAAACAGATTTACATTCTGCCAACATAAGAATATGACCAGCATGTAGCAAGTCAAAGGTCGAACAAGTAAAGCCGA